GAGCCTTACCGAAGTCCGCACCACCATGACGGCGGAGGAGCTAATCGGCTGGAGCGCCTATTTCCAGATCCTTAACGAGGACCAAGAAAAGCAAATGGAAAAAGCCCGCCGTAGAAGGTAGGGATTTTTGTGAGTAGAATACAAAGTGACGTGACAGCTGTGGATCGTGGCATACAGAGCTGAAATTGAAATAAGTGTAAAGGGTGCCCGCCAGCTACGTGAAGTAACTGGCCAAATAGAACAACTTGCTGAACGTGTAGACCTTGTTAGTGCAAATTTTAAACCTTTTATACAAACTTTAGCCCAATTTGAGTCAAATCTCAGCAGGACAGCAACAACTTTAAGGCGTGTAAGAACCGGTACTGACGACGAAGTCACAGCGATTAAGCAGTATGTCCAAGCGCTTGGTGAAGCTAATACTGCTCGTGCGCGTCAGAACAACTTAATCCAACAAGAGCTAGCGCTTCAAGAAGCCGCTAAAAGAAAAACTGAGCCTGGGTCAACAGGCTTTAGCCGTGCCCAGTACGGACCAGCACTACCCCCTGCTTTTATAAAGCAGCAGGAGGACCAGCAGAACTTCAAAAGGCTTTTTGCGGATCTAAACGAGACTGCAAAAGTCATTAGCGTATCAAACACAAACACAAAAACCTCTTGGCAAAAAGCTTTTGAAGAGTTAAATGAAACAGCAAAAGCAATCAGTGTAAATAGGTTAAACACTCAAACCTCTTGGCGAAAAGCTTTTGAAGAGTTAAACGAAACAGCAAAAGCAATCAGTGTAAGTAGGTTAAACACCCAAACTTCTTGGCAAAGAACTTTTAAAGAGCTAAACGAAACAGCAAAAGCAATCAGTGTAAGTAGGTCAAACGTAAAGAGTTCTTGGACTAAGGCTCTTTCTGATCTAGAGGAAGTAGCTACTGATATTAGCAAGGCTGCTGAAAGAGAACGGCGTCAAACAAGAAATAGGGCAAGAAAAGGGACTGTTGCCGCCGGTAGAAGGCGGCAGCAAAGGACACGGGATGCAACAAGCAACGCAATCATCGGTGGAGCGTTCCCACTACTTTTCGGACAAGGAATCGGCGCCTCAGTAGGTGGTGCTGCTGGTGGCGGGTTAGGCGGACTTGCAGGAGGTCAATTTGGCTTTGGACTGTCGCTAGTAGGCACTGCAGTTGGAACGGCAGTTGACAACCTAATTAAGAGCACTTCTGAGCTAGGTAAAGCTCTCAACCCACTAACAGCGGACATTGGAGCGGTAACTGCAGCTGCAGGAGAAAGCGGCACAGCATTTGAGCAACTAATCCAGGACATAGAAAAAGTAGCAGGCAAGGAGAAAGCTTTAGCTGTAGCTACAGCCCAGCTAGCAACAGTTATAGGCACAGATGGTGTAGCTGCTTTACGTAAATTAGGTTCAGAGACTACGGATTTAGGTAACGAGGTTTCAAAAGCATTAAGTTTAGCCGGCTTTGCAGTTGCTGAGTTTGTTAATCAAACAGGTCTATTAGCAGCCCTAATAAACGGTATAGACACCGCTAATCTCAAAAAACTTGCGGATAGAAACACAACAGACCCAGAACTACAAAGACTAAAAGAAGCAAGAGCAAACATAACTCCAGCTACAGCTAACCCTACTCTTTCTTTTGCAGGCATCACAATTGCAAGCGATCTTGAAGATCAGATAGATGCTGCCGATGCTGCTATTGTTGCTCGACAGCGCCAAATACAAGTCGAGGAGCAGTTAAATATAAAAATAAAGGCTAGAGCAGAAATTGCTGCAGTAAACGCAGCTAAATCTAGAGATACTTTAAGAATAACAGAAAACGAGCTGGCAATATCTCGTACCAATGCAGGACTAGAAAACGATAAAGTTTTTGCACTAAGACTACAAGGAATTGAACTAAAGAAAAACGAAGAAATTAATGCAAATATTCTAGCCTTAAACAGCAAACAAATAACTAGAGCACAAGCACTAGCAGAGCAAACAGCTATAAACAACAGAGCTGAGGCAGCGAGAAATAAAGCAGAAAACAATCGCAAAAATGCTCAAAACAGAACAGCTGAAAAAGCAGCCAACGACGCAAAGCGCCTAGCACGCGAAGCCGAACAAGCCGCCAAAAAAGCAGCACAACTAGAGGCTTCCCTAAACAGCGAACGTGCTCAACAACTCCAACTAGGTAACCAAAGTATTGCTATAGAATTTGGCGAAAAAATAGCACTACAAGACAAACTTGTTGTACAAAAAGACGGACTAAGTTTGATAGAAAAAATATACAATTTTAAGCGCGAACAAATAAAACTTACAACAGAAGACGCTGCGCTAGAGAAAGAAAGACTTGCGACGCTAGCACTCCAAGAAAAAATAGAAACCGACACAACAAAACAAAAATTAGAGCAGCTAAATATTGCAGAGCGTTTAGCGGCACTGCAGAGTCAACAGGATGTAGACAGCACCCGCACAGGTCTCAATCAAGAACTGGGTGGACTCGCTTTAGGTTTAACGCCGGATCTAGAACTAGCCAACGAGCAAGCCAACAGACTACAAAACACAATAAAAGGCTTAGATGATCAGTTAGCAAGGCTAGAAGAACAAAGAACAGGTGTACTAAACCCACAACTAGAGTCTGCAATCAAAGGCATCCAAGGTCAAAAAGAGGCGTACCAAGAATTACTACCTCAAATATTTGCAGCAGAACAGCAACAACTTAAGTACAACCAAGCCCTTGCAGCAGTCACCCCCGGAGTAAACGCACTGGTAGGCGGCTTGCGAGATGTAATCGCTGGAACGAAGAGCGCCGAAGAAGCCTTTGCCGATTTCTTGAATACGATTGCGGACCAGTTAATTCAGACTGCAGCAACATTGATCGCTCAGTATATCGCTATTGGTCTGGCCAAAGCTTTTGCAGGTTTAAGTGGCGGCAGTAGCGGCCTAGATTTTAATACATCCGCTCCAAGCATTACAGGTAACTCACTCGGAGACTTTGGCGGTGGTACGCCTTTTGCTGGAGCGTTTAGGGCTAACGGCGGCCCAGTCAGCGCAAACCAGCCCTACATCGTGGGCGAACGTGGAATGGAGCTTTTTGTTCCACAAACTTCAGGTACGGTGCTTAGTAATGAGGACAGCAGAGCTGCCTTAGCAAAATACAGCCCAGGAAATAACCTTTTAAGCGAAGCGGGCGACAGCACTGGAACAGTCGCAGGGAGGAATGAAACTTTAAACCCAGTCATAAATATTTCCACCGGCCCGACCCTGCAGTTTGAGGGTGAAGGTTATGTTAAGCAAGAAGACTTCAAGGCAGGTCTTGCCCGAGCCGCCCAAGAGGGTGCAAAACAAGGTCAAACACTTACTTTGCGAAAGCTTATGATGTCTCCTACAGCCCGCAGTAAGATCGGAATCTAATGGAACTAAACATTGGAGTATTGGTAACCCTTAGCCAAGATGGCCAGCCAGTGATGCGGATGCAGAATTACCGTGTATCCAATAGCGTAAACTTTAATGGTGAAACTTTTACATTTGCTCCGTTTTCGTTTTCAGGCGCAGTAACAAGTTTGCAAGGTGATAATGTTGAAGCGGGCCTAGTTTTTCCTTCAAACATCGTTACACGTAGCTGGGCACAGGACGCGATTCTTTTACGGTGGACAGCAAGAGCAAACATTGTGCTGTTGAACGACGATTTCACGATAAAAAGCCAGCTCTACTCATACGCAGGTCAAGTAGGGAATGGGGGCTGGAACGAAGCAACATTAGAGCTGCAGCTTAACAGTGTGATCAACGCTGTGAGTGGTAATATTCCCGGTCGGGTACTGAACAGACAGCTAGTTGGCAAGATTCCTATCACTTCTTCAATCAATGTGTAGTCAGCTAATAGGTAAGGAGTACAGCTACGGAGAGAACGGTGAAAAGGTGGATTGTATATCTTTAGTTTTCCAAGCTTTAGACATTATGGGGATCGAGAATCCGGGCGTTCAGAAGTGTTGGTACACCATGTCTATACGTGAGATATTTGGGCAGGTTTCTATTTACGCCCACTGGGTAGACGAGCCGACCTATGATGGCGACATAGTATTACTCGCCAGCGATCCACTGGCTTTTGGCGTTGTATGGAAAGCGGGAATCCTTTACATCAATCAAACGATAATGAAAGTGGATTGGAAGCCAGTAAGCTACCTTTCGATCCGCCGTTGCTTCCGTATGAAAGGGAACTCGTAGAATTTCTGGGCTGCACTAAAGCAGAATATAAAGAATTAATAAAATACAACAATATGCAGCCCCGCGTAAGGGCTGCAGCGTACGAAAACGTACCAGATATTGTCAATGGCCCTATAACGCCGCTTGCAGCAATTGTAATTAATCTTGTTGTTGGCGTTGCGCTTACAGCAGCTTCTGTGCTACTTGCCCCAAAGCCAAGCATACCAGACCAAGAAAAGCGAAGGCAAATTCGTCAGCAGCAACTGCCAGACCAGATCGGCCCAAGCCGCTTTAACCAAACGAGCAGCTTTAGCGGTTTTTCTGCTCTCGTGCAATATGGAGCACCTGTTCCAATTCCTTTCGGAAAAATAGGCACAGCAACTGGGGAAGGAGTTGACGAAACAGTAACGACAGGAGGAATCGTATTACCTGGAACGTTGGTATGGTCAAGGGCTTTTTCAGAAGGCACCTTCCAACGCATCAAACTTCTTTACACCTTTGGGGAGTATTTAGAAGGCGTGCCCACATTAAGGAGCACATGGCTTGGTACGACATCACTAAGCAGCCTGGGTAATTTTGACTTCGCCTATTATTGGAGTTCTAAGCAAGGACCAAATAGGATTAAGGGCGGAGATTTTTTATACGGTAAAAGAGGTGTACCCGGTTCAGCCGACCCAGACACCAGAGACGAAATCTTTACTGCTCCGGGTGAAATAGAGTTTGACAACGCTTTTTGCCAGGTGTACAACCCAAATAGCAAGGCGCGGTTTGGCCACTACAGCCCAATAAGAAACGGCACAGCACACCGCTTAAATTGGGAAGTAGTTAGCATTCCTTTCTCCACGGGTGAGGGCTCATCGACCGGTGACAAAAATGATGCAATACGGAGAGCTAGGGCAAAACGAGTAAAAATCAGCGGTATAAATGCGGCTCAACTTGCAAGCGACGGCTTTAATGACGCTGCTGGTCAGCCAGGGGTAGGCAGAGGCTATGGAACGCAGATGGGCTTAATTTCAATACAAAGAGGAGGCGCGGAACAGGTATTTTTAAACAAAGTACCAACTGCTGACATTGAACTAGGTGACATAGTTACATTCAGGCTTAGTAACACTGACCCACTTGATCTAGACACAAGCGACCCAAGTTATGACACTAGGGATATTGAAGGAAAGACCATAATTAATGGAGACCCCCAAGACTACGGAATAAGTTATACAGATCTAAAATCTGCTGTTGACGATTTACGGATACAGGCAGATGAAGCGATGGTATTAGGTTCCCGGTGGATTATCGGTAACGTAGGCTTTATTGTTGTATCAAGAACGACAGGTATATGGAATCAAGGTAGAACCATAGACGTAAAACTGGAGTGCAACAACACGTTAGGTGCAAAAAATATAGGCTTTGCTGGAACGAGGGCAACACAAGATTTGCTCGCTGGTTACGAAGGTCCATGGCCTGAGTTTCTACGCGGTCCAAGGCCCTCAAATGTAAGTGAAGGCGGGTTTAACACTAGCAAACACTGCGGCGCAGCTTTCTGGAACATTTGTAAATACGATGTTGCGTCTGTGCGGATGATCAGGGCTGCAGACACAATTGAGGTGGGGATCAAAAGTATCGTATTTAACCAAGCTAATGGACTGTGTAATTTCAACGGCTTGCTAACACCAAAAGAAACTTGGAAAAGAGACAAAGACGATATTCAATTAAGTACGCCCGCTTTATCCCGGTATTTTCAAAGAACGTCTTGCTTTAGTATTTGGATACGAGAGATACCCGAATACGAGCCAATTGACGGTGACGAAGGTGTAAGTTCCAAGCCGTGGTCAAGGATACCACAAGTTTTTTGCGTCAGCGGTAACACGCCCCAGCCTTTATTTAACTACATTAGATTGCGGCCAAATGGTTCACAAGGCCCAAATAAAAGATACGAGTTTAGGTTTACACCTAGAACAGGCTCGGACGTAGTTCAAAATGGAACAGAAAATGCAACATATTTTAGACTTAACGCCCAAAGCGGTGAGGTTATTGGCGAAAACTTTCAGACCACTTACGGAACAGTGAGGGTCACATTTACCGGTGACAGGGTAAAAAGAGAGGCAATTTTATTAAACAGTGAATTAACCACAGCGGCTGGGGCTGACACCGAAACTGGGGGTGTAGAGGAAAGTGAACCTACATTTGTACCGACAAGAATAAGCTTTTTAGATGTTACAGGAGGCAATTTCCCGATAAGTGCTTGGCTTACTGAAGTGATCGGTAGAAACCCTAGGTTTGTCGGTGATGTAGGCAGAGGAATAGTCAGGTTTACAAAAAACAGGACTAATAGTCCCCCAGGATTTATAGAATTTGAAGTTACCGCCGTAGCTGGAAACCAAACCGGACCTTTACACGCTGAACTTTATGGAACCAGTCTAAACTGGTCCAACGCTGTAATACCTGCACTTCAAGTAATACAAGGACCGAACACAAGGGGACTGTGGGCCGGAGTAGGTGAAGGTTTTAATGTTTCAAAAAGCATAAGCTCCTCTAACCGCTACAGAAACGTACAAAGTCAAGTTACCATTGCTTTTCGAGTTGCCGCTGGGGAAATAGTTACCAGCACAATTGATGTAACCCAACCCTCCACTAGTATTGGCTTTGAAGAAAGATTTTTTGAAGAATATAGCCAAGTTTCTGACTGCAGCCACTATATAGAAATTACAAAGTCAAATGCGAACTCACCGGAGCATGAAATTGTCTATGTAAACGAAAGTGTACGTGAGGACAACGTTCCTCAATACGAAGACCTTTCGATGCTAGGTTTGTGTGTGAAAGCTGGAAACAATCTTTCCAGTGTTGAGCAGCCCCGAATATGGTTAGATAAAGGCGTTAGTGTAGAAAGGCTAGAGCCGAGTATAAGCAATACATTTGGCCCAAGCAATATATTTTCAGACCTGCTTTATTACCTACTCACAAACGAAAAACAGGGTGTTGGTACGAGCGTTTCTTCCGAGCTTGTTGACAGGGATAGTTTTGCGGAGACTGCAAAGTACCTAGTAAAGAACCGTATATTTTGGACGGGGGTTATAGAGGCCGAAACAAACCTAAGATCCTTTGCGGTGGAAAATGCTGGTAAATGTTTATGTAATTTTACAATTAAGAACGGAGTGTTTGGTGTGATGCCTGCTCTGCCTGTTGAACAAGACGGAAGCATAAGTTTAAACAGGTTAGTTACTAGCCAAATTTTTTCTGCAGGTAATATTTTAGAAAATTCCCTGCAGGTTTCTTTTATTGACGGTAACGAAAGAATAGCAAAGGGCATATCTGTCCGCTGGCGCGATTTAAAACCCTATGAACTGCCCGAAGAAAGAACCGCAATTATCTACGAGAGTATTGGTGGTGCAGGCGAGCCAAACATTATAGAAGACCTGGATCTTACGCAATTCTGCGACAACAGGGACCAAGCACTTAAAACTGCCCGCTTCATACTGGCCTCCTCCCGACTGGTAAGCAAAACAATATCGTTTGAAACGACTCCAGACGTTTTACTAATCCAGCCTGGAAGCTACATACAGGTACTGGTAGAGGAGGTGGACTTTAGTGCGGGCTTAAACGTTGTGATAAACCCTGACCTATCCATAAGGTCTGTGGATCCCGTACCAAACGGTGCATACGAAGCAACTGTACTTTTGCCGGGGTCAAACGAGATACAGACTCGTAGTGTAACAACACTTGACAACTCGGTAACAGATCCATCTTTAGCTGGAGCGTTGATCAGCTTCCCTAGCCTGACACCTAATGAAGACATCTACCAAGTGCAGGAGCTAACATTAAGTGAAGACGGCATTGTCAGCGTGACTGCGGTAGTTGTTCCAACTAACACTGATGGGGTAAGCCGCGTCGCGAGCTTGGTTGAAGAGGCTAACCCAGACTCCTTTGTGGTAATAGAGTGATGGCATTTCCTAGTTTGGTTCCATCAGCACGCTCTTTTGCCCAGGGGGACTTTGCCAACAAAAAGTACACGGCTATTTCAGGCCAAGAAACCCGCATCCGTTACGGCGATAAAAAGTACGGTGCTACTTTAAACCTTACTTATCAAAACCTCAGCGACGACCAAGCAAATCTATTTTTAGCACACTACACAGAAGTGCTTGGAACGTTTAAAAGTTTTACATTGCCTGCAGGCACAACAGGGGGCTGGTCAAGTACAAGTTACATACCTAACAGTTCAGAGCTAAGATGGCGGTATGAGGCTGCTCCAACTTTAACTAACAACAGGCCCGGTGTTTCTAGTATTTCGTTGCAGCTGAGGGGTGTGATCTAATGGCTTTCTACACAGGCACTGATGGAAGACTAATTATTGAAGGCAAAATTGCAGCAAAAGTAATTAACTGGTCCTTTACGTCTAGTTTGCAAGTGCTGGAAACAACCACACTTTCAGACCGTGATCGTACAGCAGTTCCGGGCATTAGGTCTTCGTCTGGTTCGTGCTCATTATTTTACTACGATGCCGACCCAACCAGCACATCTACGAATAGCGCAAGTAAACTATTAAACAAGATAATCAAAGCTGGGGGGTCTAATGCCCAAGGAGCAGAAACAGAAAAAGTACGTTTAGAGCTTCGTGTAGTTAAAGGCGGCTTTACCAGGAAGATTATTGGCGATGTTTGGATTACTAGTGCAAATTTAACAATGTCTGTAGGAGAGGTATTGTCTTCTGACATCACCTTTGAGTTTGATGGGGCACCTACAGTGGTACTGATATGAGCATTTATTTAGGCAGAGAAGGCTATGTACAGCTAAAAAGAATAGCTGAAACCGATGAGTACGTGAGGGGCGTATTGACTCCTAATGACGTAAACGTGTCGGAGCGAAGATTTAGTTTTAGTTTTTCCGTATCAGTTTTTATAACAGGGGATAGAATAGAACTTGGAACGCAAGATTTTAGTAACCTTGTATTAATTCAAAACCACAGTTTTCCCGACGCTTTAGTGTACGTTAATGTGGACGACGCGGGCGGTATTCGTCTTTTTGACACGTTTGAACAAGCAGTAAACGGCGACATAAACGACGCTTTACCCCTAGAAAGGGACACAGGTAATCAAAATATACGGGCCAGAACAAGAGACCCCGCATTAAATTTTATTTCTCAAGTTTACAAGTACGAAATTACAACAAGTAGAGATTCAGTAGATGTAACTGACTTAGGTAAATCCTTTAGAGAAAATTACTCAAATGGACTAATTAGTGGCCAAGGCAGTCTTTCTTGCTTTTGGGAGTACAAAAATACGTTAGGCGACGATAAGGTAGGTGGTAAAGACGAAGTGCCTAACTACATGGCCAAGCTTCTTCTTAGACTAAGGCAAGGCAGTGTTTTTCTCGGGCGTTTTATTATTTTTGATGACAAAAAAGGGCACAAAATATACTACCAGATGCGTTGTGTGGTGACAAACGTTGCTATTCAAGCTGGAACGAGAGACGAAATTATAGAAACTGAAATAAATTTTGTGACAAGCGGCTCAATAGCTTTAAAAGTCTCCCAAGACTTTGGCTCGTTGTTGCTTGAAGACTCCAGTAAGCTTTTGGCCGAAGACAGCACCCAAATTCTGGGCGACCCAGACGCGCCATAAAATTTTCAACCCTATTAGAATGCTAGTAAGGTACTGTGCGCTGAGTTAATGGCTGATCTTCGTATTTCTGACCTACCTGAATTAGGCAGTTCAGAGCTACAGGCAGCGGACGTACTGCCTATTGCAGACCTAAGTGCCTCAGAAACCAAAAAAATTACCGCTTCAAATCTGATCTTAGACGGGATCACTTTACTTGCAGACGGCTCTATACCGGGCGCAAAAGTTAATTTCACCACAGCTGCCGGTTCCATCGGCACCACTGAGTTAGCTGACTCCTCTGTCACAGCAGCAAAACTTGCCGACTCCAGTTCCGCTTTAGTAGTAACTGCGCTACCCGCAACAGGCGATTTTATTGGTCAAATCGCAATCGACAACTCAACAGCAGAAATAAAAACTTACATCTGGGATGGTACGGTATGGAGCCTGACAAGCGGAATACTAAATGTTACAGGAAGTAACTCAGGTCTTGTAAACACAGAAGTAGTCATAGCAAACCACAGCGCCGCTGTTTCGGCTTCAATTGACGACACAACTGCAGCCGCTCAATTCCTTGCTGGTCCTACAGGTTCAGCCGGGGCTGTAAACGCAAGAACAATTGTATCCAATGACCTACCACTGGCAAGCTCTGCACGTGGAGCGGTTGCTGTAAACGGAAACGGCCTAGTTTTAAACGGGCAAGTACTTTCTATTGACAACACTGTTGTCGCAAACACCGGAACCAAGCAGCTTGTAAACTATGACAGTAAAGGTTTAGTAACAAGCGGCAGTGTAATTACACCAGCAGATTTACCTGTAGCAACAGCATCTGCTGTCGGTGTAGTTAGACCAGATACTACAAGCTTGTCTGTGGATTCTCTGGGTGAAATTACGCACGTAAACACAGTTGGTGCGGGAAGTGGAATTAAGCTTGAATTTGACGAAAACGGTCACGTAACAGGTTCCTTACCTTTACAAGAAAGCGACATACCAAGCTTAAGCACGTCAAAAATCATTTCTGGTACGTTTGGCGCTTCTTATATAACAGCCCGCACCATAAGCAATGAGAAACTATCTGATTACTCTATTGCCTACGTCCAAGAGGTAATACCTTCCATTGCTACAACAGAAAGCCACATTGGAATGCTGTGGCTTCAAGAATCCACATCTGCGCTCCACATGTGGAACGGTAACTCTTGGTATCCAGTCAGCTTTGGAAGACTAGCTCAGCAAAATTTAAGGTATGCGGGAACAATTGACGCAGGTACTGGGTTTATTGTCGGTGTAACGCCTCTAGGGATTAGCGCCGGGTACTCAATTGGTGACAACCTAGGCACCGCAACAGACGAGCTGGCCGGTATCTACTTTATTGTGAACACCTCAGGCGGAGGCCCAGGCAGCAACATTCCAGGAGCCCCAGGAGTGTCTTTTGAAAACGGTGACCTGATTCTTTGTAACGGCTTAGCAGCGGGATGGACTGTCGTTAAAGCATCTTCTGCTGGAATAAGCGGCATCACAGTATTAAATGATCTATTGGACGTGACAATCACAACTCCAGCTGCCGATTCATTGTTGCAGTTAAACGGATCAAGCTCGCAGTGGGAAGCCGTAACAATCATCGACGCTGGTACGTACTAAAATACACACAGCGCGTTAATGCGCCAGTTTTTCTGACCGGGAGGTTTATCCGATGCCAGTTTCAGTAAAGAACATCCGTTCCTTGGTACAGAACCAAGCGCCAACCGCTGGTACGCTCCAACCCGGTCAGATTGCAGTTAATTACCACTCATCAAGCCCTGCTTTATACATCGAAAACAGCTTGGGTGCAGTAGTTCAAGTTGCTGGCAGCGGTAGCAGCAAAACAGGTGTTATAGGCTATTGGAACAGAACGGGTACAACAGTATCACCTGTTAATGCAGGTGATTCAATCACCACAACAGGTACAATTAACGGAACAAATTTAGTTCTAACCAATAAAGCTACATCAATTTCCACCACATCAGGGGATGCCGCAACAACGCTTGTAACAAAAGATTTTGTAGACAACTCAATCTCCAATGCATTCGATGGCACTGGTACGGGAAATATTGGGTACTGGACCAGGACAGGAACGAATGTAAGCTTTTTAAACGCTAACGATAAACTTGTGTTCGGCAGTACAGTTGCTTACACAGGAGCAGGAAGCGTTAGCTCAAAACTGCAGCTTCACGGGAGTGGAGGCAGTACCAGTTCGTGGCAAGCAACACGCTGGAGCGCAGACACAGGGGCTCCAATTTGCAATATCCAAAAAAGCCGTAGCGCAAATGTAGGTGTCCGTGGTTTAGTTCAAAGCGGAGACGATTTAGGTGTATTGCAGTTTGCAGGGGATGATGGCACAAATTTTATTCCCGCCGCTTCAATTGTCGGCCAAGTCGATGGCACGTCAAGCACAAACGACATGCCCGGAAGGCTGGTGTTTAGTACCACGCCTGACAATTCTTCTGCAAGCGTTGAACGCGCCAGAATTACGTCGCAAGGGTATGTAGGCATTGGAACTTTAACCCCAGGCGCTCCCTTAGAAATCGGAGGACTTGGGGAAGGTGTAATTCTCGCGTCACCAAACGGAACTAGGTACAAAATTACGGTGAGCAATAATGGAGACCTTACGACTGCAGCGGTTTAAGCAGTGACAGACAGGAAAACGTATGAAAACTGGAAACGTATTGAGCAGGCGCTAAAAAATGCCGGTAAAACTGACTGCATGT